AATAAGAGGGGGATTTCTCCCCCAATGTTAGGTTGAAGTAACGCCAGTGGACAAGCCAGAGGACAACGCAGTACCAGCTTTGTAAGTTGCCAGTGTAGACGCACTCACAAGGTCAGTTAACGCCCATCTGGAAGTTGACAAGCCTAGCAGACGGACATATGTATACGGTGTCTGCATGGCAATGTTAGTCAGGTCAATAGCAACAGCCGTTGTACCAAAACTGATGATATCAATGTCGGAACTGCCTGTTGCTACCTGCGCCGTATCGGATGAACCCAGCGGGGCAATCGTGGATTGGAGTACCAATTCCTTGACGGCGCCCTTAATCGGAGCATCCAACGTATATGTCTTCATGCTCTTTGCCGTAGACTGTGTGAGGAATGATACGCCGTACGCTTTCAAATTCGCTGCCGTTGTGCCATCCTCGAAGTAATTCAGCGGTATGCCGTTGGAATACAGCAAGCCAGTTGAACCGGCAATCTGAAACTCGGTTGAGTTAGCCTGTGTATACAGTGATGCGCCATTGGCTAGAGTATATTTTCTTCCCATTTACTTCACTCCTTTCAAAAGTGAAAGGCGGATTTTAACCCGCCTTATGGTTTATTAAGCTCCCTGGTTACCTACTATACCTATGTTAGGAAGACATCCTGATCCATACATTGCTATAGCATTAAGATACAGGTTTTTGGTGGAAATCTTATCCTCGTCATTGTCGAACTGGGTCTTCATGAACCATTGCATGAGGATATGCTCAAACTTTGAATCCCACATGAACCATGCGTTGGTGTCGGACATATAGGTGGAGTAGTGCCATTTAATTTTCGGCAACACGTTTTTGGTGTTACTGAATTCATTGGCTTTGTTTGCGGAACCGTAAATTTCCTCGATGTCAAGCATGTTCTGGAAGTGGGTCAAGCCATCTGTCGGGTAGGACTTCATGGGGCCTCCCTGGTGGTTCTTGAACGCAGAGAACATCTGAATCATGGTCTTGTGGTTGTCAGGGTCTGTCAGGGATGAAGCTGTCGCCAAGGTGTCATTGAACACGCCGGGGACTTCCAAAAGAGGCTTGCTGTTGGAGCAAAGGGGAACGCCGTCTGCAAGGTTGGTTGCAAACGCATTGTCAACCCACGCCACGGCAGTAGCTTCCTCATACTCTCTCATGGTACGGGCAAGTTCCTTTGCCTTAACGGAGTTAATGACGCCGTACAAATCGTACTGTGTTGCTTCCAACGTCACTTCATAACCGTTTGCAACGGTCTGGTTAGTGATGGAAGTCTGGTACGCCTGACGCACCTTGCCGTATTGGATAGCGTCACCTTCCGTCTTTACGGCGGCGGCTTTCAAGTTACCCATACTGTCATAGGTTTCAGTTTTCTTTGTCGCCGTCTTTTCCGTGGTGAATTCCGGATACTCAATAGGGAACGAATCAAAATTCTTTGTGAAGATTTCCTTTTGCCCCGCGACAATCATTCTGGAAATATCTGTAGTCATCGTATAAGCCATTCTTTGTCACTCCTTCCTTAGTAGCAGAATTCCTGCGGAATAAAGCCTTGTACTTTGCGGGTCTTGGTGGAGAACGCCGTCATTACAAAGACTTCCGCATTGGTTGTTCCACCTGCGATTGACGTACTTCCAAGCACGTTATCGACAGGCGCGGTAGACACATCGACCAGTGTTCCGTATGCGGTGGAGAACTCAAACCGGAAGTTATACCCCGTCAGGGACGTACTTCCAGTGGATGTCAATGCCGCCGCAAGTGCCGTTGTCATGTCAGCTTCCAACAGTTCCCCGCCAACAGGAATTATGTAAGACGGGTTACTGGAAGCGGTTGACACGATCTCCAGGATACCTACAATCCTTCTGGCAAACGTGGACGGTGCAACAGACGAACAGGCTAAATACATACCTGCGTCTGAACTGTGATACACCATATCGCCCCTAATAGGGAAATTGGTGCTGCCCGAAGATGGGCGCATGGGAATAAGGTGCTTATTAACTCTTGCACCTAATACGCTAAATGCCATTTTTCATCATCCTTTCATAAGTTTGTAATACTTGGCTGCATCCCAGCCAGCATTAGGCATGGCTTTCTGCAAGCCCGCTAAAGCCTTTTTGTCGTTCTCGTCAAGCGGATACGGGTCTTTCGGCGCACTTGGTTTAGCCACTGGTGTACCTTTGTCCTCCGCATTTCGCCTGTTGAGCAGGGCTTTCTGCTCAATCTCCGTCCGGTACTCGTTAAGCCTCGACTTCCCGCGTACCTTGAAATAGGCATCTTCCAAGTCAAGGTCAATGCCTTTCGCCTTATACGATTTCAGCGTAGCTTGGATTTCCTTCTTGTAGACAGGTGCATCTGAAAAGAACCCATCCTTGGCAAGTTCTTTCAAATCATCGTCTATCGTGGAATCTTCCAATTCCTTAAATGAAACCTTTTTGACTTCGCTTTTCAGCGAAGCAAATTCCTCCGCAAACGCTTCTGCTAATTCCTCATCCACGCCCTTTGCAACGTACTTCTGTTTTAGCTGGGTCTTGGTGAGTACCACATCAGCGTCAAGCTGTTTCTCCTTGAACTCCCGTAATTGGCGTTCAAGTTCTTTCCGTTTGCGCTTTTCCTCCATCAAGGTTGCCAGTGGCACTTTGTCCTCTTTGGGTTCTGCCGGTTCTGATAGCTCTGTTGGTTCTGCAACAGGTTCTACTGCCGGAACAACAGGTTCGGTAACCGCACCACCGACATCTGCGTCTGCATCCATGTAAGGCATTGTCAATCTAAACATATAAATTTCCTCCCCGATTTACGGTATAAAGTCATGATGACGCTCACGCTCATGCGGATTTGATGACAGGTTTACTCCTGCAAAACCTGATTAACAGGCATAATAAAAGGGCTTATTCAGCCCTGTTTAACATTAATTGAATCAACTCATTCTTTGGTGTCTTTCGCCAGTCAAACTCTATCCCGTTTGCTCTTGCCACTTCCCTTAAAATATTTCCATCCACTGGAATCAGGTTGTTTTCGTCAATGAATACCGCAACGGTTTTGAGTTCCTTGCTTAACACAAGGTACAATCCATTTTTCGTTTCGGCAACATACGGGTACAAGTTCCCGCCAAACGAATTTTCAAGCCCTTCAAAGTGGCGAATAGGTACTAACCGTTTTAATGGTGCGGATTCATAAGGATAGTCCTTGACTAGCTTATTGTAAAATAACATACCTAACCTCCGTAGTTTGGTAAAATAATATCTCGCTTAATCATTTCGCTTTGGTGCGCAACTCCACGGAATGTCTGACCTGTCGGGTCTACATCGTAACCGCTCGCCAGATAGGACGAATAGGTGATCGGGTGCTTGGTTATCGTCCCGCACTTCCGGCATACTGCCTGTCCACCCTTCGCCCACATCGCCAGCCCTTCACAGTGGCCACAGACGGGTAAACGGGTCAATGGGTAACGTCCTTCAATCAATGTCATTTGCCTTATCTCGTCATTGTCCAAAACATGGTTTAAATGCTTGTTTCCATTAAACACAACGTTAATAATTTTGTTGTGCTCTTGGATTGTTGCCATTTAAACCACCTCCCGACATTACCGGTCTACCGTCCATCCCAAGTCCCTGGGAAGTAGCGTTTTGCATGGGTGAGAACCCAGCTTGTGCTTGGTTGGCTATCCCTTGCATACCGTTCTGCTGTAGCAATCCTTGTTGCGGTGACATCATCAGCCCTTGACTGGGTTCATTGGAAATTGGAAGTCCAAGGAAGTCCTTAATAATCTTTCTGAACTCCTGATAATTGATAAGGTTCTTTGGCATACCCGTCTTCTCGTCAAGAACTTGCACCGCAGCCAATCTTTCAATCATCTGCCAAATAAACGTCTTATTCTTCGGAAGTCCTGCACCGATATTGATTTCAATGTCAATGTCTGCCGACTTGGTAAGGTCCTTGCCGTTCTCCTGCATAATCTCCCATTGCGGAACTTCTGCGTTGGGATTCATGGCTGAAAATTCCTTCTTGAACGCGCTGGAAGCCGGTTGAAGTGCAGGAACATTTGCCATCTTGCGGAAGTCAATCCATTCATATTCCGGCTTTTCTTCGGTGATTCTAAACGCTTTCGCCGCCGTGTAATTCTCCATCATCAATCCAAGACAGTATTTGCACACATCGACCAATGTTTCTTGAAGCATCAGCTTTTTATGGTCAGTTGCAAGATATCCTTGCTGTTGCTGAATATACGCTTCTGTTGCCGTGTCTGCCGATTTCGATTGCCCGATCATCAGGTTAGAGAATCGTGTAACCCTCTGCGCTTCTACGTGAATTCTGTCAAGCAAACTCCACCACGCCGCATTGACTACACCGTATTCAACCTTGTGAACAGGTACGCCTT